CTTTTTGCCAGATTCGATTAGTTCTTTAATCTTTACTAGTCCATGTGTTATCAAATCATTTTTACCACTAGAAAATTGTTTAGCGTAAATATTAGGTTCTAAATTAAGAGTATCAATTTTAGTCTGTAATTGTTTCTTATAACCTGCCCCTTGCCAATTAATCCAGTTCTTATCTTCACCTGTCATATCTGAAACTAATTGTTTAACTTTATTAATTTCTTTTTGAGTTAAATGATTTTCTTTAAAAACAAATTGTACAGATTCACTATTGTAAGATAAACCTTTTTCTATCTCTTTATAAACGCCTTGTGCAATTGTTGTTAAATTAGTTTGTTTTTTTGGTGTTTTTTCTCTAGGGTTTAGATATCTACCAAGCCACTCAATTTCTTCATCATTCCAATCTTTATGAATGTGTTCTGGTATAATTAATGTTCTAATAGATGTTGCATTAGACATTTTAAATGCATTGTTAGAATGATTTCCGTTTACACCTAAATTCACAAGTTTACCATCTACTTCCCTATTTTCTAAAATAGTACATAGCAATTCTTCTGTTGCATATTTACCAAAAGATTCATTTATTTTATCTTTCAATTTTTTCTCATGAACATCATCTGTGGTTTCATCTCTTACTTGTAACCATCTTGTATTATTCATGTAGTTTTTATCTTTTAGTTCTTGTGAACATCCTGTGAAATTACATGTTTTAGTAATTGTATCAGCAATATCTTTTATTAATGGATGTCTTACAATTTCAATAAATTGATTAAACCCATTTGATTTATTGTAATACTTATCATTATCTTTAGCATTTACTTTTGTTAGTTCGTTATATTCATATTGTTGGCAAAATTTATAACCTGCCCACATTATAACTTTATAAGTCCACTTAATATTATCATCATGCAAGTCTTGTAAAAATTGTTTATCTTCTGATGAAGTGATGTAATCGGTACCAGCCTCAGATGATTTTTTTATACCTAGATATTTTTTGCCATTTTCACGATTTGTCCATTCATAAACGAATGCCTCAGCATTGTCCTGATTTGCCGGAATCTCTGTCATGATTCTGTCATTTGTTGATTCTTGCCATTTACTCATTTCATTTGTCTCCTGATTTATTCAATTTACACTATAATTATAGGACATTTTACGGTATTTGTCAAGCTTTTTTTCGGTTATTTGCTCGCCTAAGTTATTGATTTTTTGTGAATGGTATACGACATTTTGTGCATGTAAAGGCTGTCGTACTAAAATATGGGGGTTTTAAGTAGGAGAGGCCCTTGTCGGCAGACCTCTCCCTAGTTTTAAAAACTATTTATTTTTTTGCAGAACGAAGACCTAAGTCTACATTTCCAGCGTCTTGTAATACATCTCCAACAAAAGGTGTTCCTTCATAACCTACTTCTTTGTTGATTCTGTTTGCAATTGCTTTTTCTTCATCAGTCGCAAAGTGTTCATCCCATGCAGCCAATCTTTTTCTCATATACCAATGCCAAATTGGTGGTACTAATGCGATAAAGAATACCACAAAGTAGCCCCAGCCTGTATTTGGACATCCGACATTTTCGAGTTCCCAGAAATGAGTTTCTCCTCTGTCATGATGGTCAGCCTGTCTGCCGATTTCAATAAAGAACCAAGCAGTGAAAGCTGTTGAGTTATCCCAATTGTGTCTGTAATCAATTGGTTGGTCTTTTACACGGATTAGACCATAATGCTCTAGATAGTTAAGTGCTTCTAGCTCGAAGTTTGAGATTCCCCAAATTGTTGCTAGTACTGCCATACCTATCCAACCACCAGCTGCAAAGAATAATGCTACTGTTGGTACTGCCATTAGATATCCTCTTATCCAACGGTTTTGCCAAGAAATGAATGATACACCCATTCTTGATAGTCTTTCTTTTTCCATGTTGAAAAGAAATTTTGATTGACCTAGGTATGAAAGTGGATAATGACCATAGATTGTTCTACCACGAGGTGCAGTAGCTGGGTCATCTTCACTTGCAAGTTCTAGATGATGGTTGTACACATGAGCGTAACAGAAATGTGCTGAACCAGATAGTGCCATCATTAATCTAGAGATTACGAATCCAAATCCTTTTGTGTGAGATAGTTCGTGACCATAGATGATTCCGATACCAATAAAGATACCAGAAGATAATGTAGCGCCGATTAGGTTAACTGCTGTTATACCTTCGTGCATTACTAATATTCCAGGAATGAGTTCCATGATTACTGCACCTTCAGCTCCACCTAGTGCCATGAATGTATAAAGTCTCCATGCCATTACTAGTTGAAACAAAACGAATACAGGTAACATGAAATACATTGTTAGGTTTTGAAAAGTTGGCCAACCTAAAGATTCGCCGTTTTCATCATAACCTACACCTGTTGTTTCAAATTTTGTAGCGATATCTACAAGCAGACCTACGAATAGCAATGCTACTCCTAACCAAGCCATGATACCACCCAAAAGAACGCCAGCACCAGCTACGATTATAAGAATCGGCGCTAATAGATAGCGTGCATTAAGTAAGATTTGTCCCATTTGATTTTTCCTCCTATCAAATGTTATATACTTGGAGTATATCGTAAGGAACAACTAAAGTCAAGCGTGAGTTGAATTTAACTGAGGGACGATTTACATACCTTTCCAAGTAACTGTTATTATTTAGTAGTTTGGTAACTTGTGTATTGAATTATTTTCTGTGTTTCACTTTATAATAATATACTAATGTTATTTTGCAATTACAAACTGTCCTGATAGAGGTGTTCTTGATGTAATATATTCATACATCAATCTAATAAACTTATCCTTTTTTGTTCCTGATTTGAAAAACTTTTTTAAGTCTGGCATTATTTCATTAATAATATAAATGGCACTTATAGCGCCTCTTTCAAAATCAAATCTTTTTTTATCTTTTCTTAGATACTCAATTTTTTCTAATGCCTTAAAATACTTTTCCTCACCTGCTTTATATTTTCTTAAAGTAGAGTTGGCTAACCCTTTATCAATAAATGCTAGTAATTCACAGAATACTTTTATAGAACCTATTGAACCACCTCTTGCCTCTGCCTTACTAAAAATTGCCTCTGCAACAAATCTTTTTGCTGAAGGGTCATGTCTTAATTTTATTTCACCACCAGATTCTAACATTATTCTCATATCTCTAGTTTCTGCTTTTTGGCCATACTTTACTTTTTTATATTTTTTCCAGTCTGTTACATTTTTTACTTTTACTTTATTGATAACTTTTATTTCTTCTTTTCTATCAAAGTTTACTAACTGTAATATGGGTTCTGTTTTCGTTACCTTTTTTAATGACAATGGTAATAAATCTCCACTATCAATTAAATTAGATACTAAAGAATTTAAACTAGGAAAGTCATAATAATTTTCATTTTGTGCTTTGATTAAATTCTGTCTTATAGTTTGTTTTGCTTTATTACTTCCTAAATAGATATCTGCCGGTGACCATTTATTTACATTACCAAATTTTGCTTGTGATGTATATTTTTGTTTGTTGGCATATTTAAATAGGTTTTCTATATTACCCATTATTTCATCATCGCCTCTAAAATAAAATAATTTTTGAAAACCTGCAGCCTCTATCTTTAAATCTTTATCAATATCTCCTATATCATTAACTAATTTTTTTGCAATTTTTACTGAAGATATATACCAAGAATTATCCTCTGTTAAAAATGTTTCTATCATATCACCAGATACACCAGGTGTAACTATTCTTTGTAGTGATTTATTAATTTGATTTTGACCTACTTTTGCTCTGAAATCAGCATACTCTGGATAAAGTTTTTCATCAAATATTTGATTTGATTTTGTCTTACCCAATAAATCTGCTATTGCACATAGTAATGCTTGAGCGCTTTCTGCTAATGCTGTTTTGTCTGCCATACATACTATTTATAACTGAAAATCAGAGAATTTGTCGTATGCTACATCTGGTGTTATTTGTTCTTCTTCTTCAGTCTGATTACTATCAACAATGTTCTGAGCAGAAGCTTCTACATCAAATAGTCTCATTTTGGAACGGTCTACACCTATGATAAAAGAACGATTCATACTTGGGTCGCCGAATCTGTTCTTTAATTGTTTGACTTTTAATTGATTCAATTGTTCTAACTCATCATTAGAGATTAGTGCAAACATAAAGTCTGCTGTTGCCGGCAAACCAAATGATTCTGCCGTATCTTCTAAACCGATATCTGTTGAAGTAAAACCACTTCTTGTTGTTTGAGTAGCAGAGAAGATTGGTAAATCAAATTCAACTGCAAGACCACGAAGCTCTTCTGCAATTGCCTTGATGTAGAAATATGATGAGATATTTCCACCTTTGAACCTGCTACTCGCACATATATTGAGGTAATCTATAAAGACTACATCAGGTTTAAAAGTTTTCTTTAACGATAATTCATTTAGTAATGCTCTGAAATGACCACTATGAGCAGAAGCAGTAGGATATTCTTTAATAATTAATTGACCTAATGTTTTATTTTGTAACTTCTTAACTTTGTTTTCATACATGTCTTTTGGCATAACATGTAAATCATCTATAGTTACATCAAATAAATTAGCGTCTACTCTTTCTGCAATTCTTTCTTCTGCCATTTCAAGAGTAATGTATAAAACATTTTTACCTTGTATCAAC